AGCATCGGCATCAGCGAAGTTGCGGAAGGCGCCGAAATCATGATGGATTACACGCCGCTGAACACAGTTACTGTCACTCCTTACAAGAAAGGCGAACGCATACGGGTCCCAAGAGAACAAGTTGAAGATCTGTACATTCCGGTGATTGACCAACAGCTCCGCAGACTTGCAAGGCGAACCGCGTACCAGATAGACCTTGACTGTATGACCGTCATAGGCGCGGCTGCCGCATTCACTTCAGCAGCGTCAGGCAAAACCATGGGCGCCACAGGCACAGAAATGACCATTGCGAACACTGTAGGTGCAAAGGACATCTTGTGGGCTGAGGCCCAGATTGCGAGCAAGAACTTCGTTGCCGATTCAATCATTGCGAACCCGATTAACATCCGTGACTTCAAGTACCTGCCCAACTTTACGATAGCGTCTCAGTACGGAGAAGCCGTGCTGCAGTCAGGCGCCATCGGCAAAGTCTACGGCATGGACTTGTATTCCACGAATGTCTGCAGCCCTGGTACCGCATACGTTGTGAGCACTGGAAGAAACTTGAGCGCATCATACGCTCCGATAGGCTTCTTCGTCATAAAACGCCCACTAATGACCGACGTGGACCAAGTCAAACAAAACGATGCGATAGATATCATCGAAACCACAAGGTACGCGCCTATTGTGCTGAATGGAGAATGCATCTCGCAGATAACAGGCCTGGCCACAACCTAAACGCCGTGATTTCTCAGACCCCTTTTTCTTTTCTCTCTTTTCTCATTAACTCGAATCCTGTCCACATTTACGTGGCAGGCGAGAACCTTGCCCGAAGGTAATAGTCGGGAACTTTTGCATTCAAACCTTAAGGGAGGTGATAGACCTTGAAATTAAGCGCAGCTCAGGGCATTCTCCTTGCCACAATGATTCTCGCAGTCATCGGAGGAGCCATCGGAGAGCTTAACAACTACGTGACCACGCAAGACTTGACCGCTTTTGGACAGTACGGCGTTTATCTCAAAGCGCTCTTAACGGGCACTCCCGTTCTGGTCCTCGCGATATGGATTTACAACGTCTGGATGTACGTCCGTCAGAACAGGATTGCAGCAGTGAAACAGTTGGCCGAGCAGTATGACACCACGAAACTCGTGCAGACAATAGCACTGTTTACAGGCATGATAGGCCCGATTGTTGCATTCTTGCCACAGTACAAAGAAATTGGTGCTTTAGTCGTAGTCATCGGCACAGCACTTGCGAAAGAAATACAAAATGTTCTCACCGGCCAAGATATCACAGCACTTTCTGGGCAAACTACAGCAACAACAGCACCTTCTGGACAAACTACAGCAACACAAACACCCACGACAGCTTCAGCCTTGGTAACGAGCACGACAACGCAAGCAGTTGGAACGTACCAAGGATGGACGGTCAAACTTGTGAATGGATGGATGCAGATTCTACCCCCTGCAAATCTGGCTTCAACAGTAGGCATGACAAGTTACAACGTCATCGGCTATTCACTAAGCTCAATACTAGACATGTCGAAACCATACATAGACCAAGCAATCACGTGGCTGAACACACCGAAACAAACTCCTGTAATCGTTCCACCCGCGCCGATACAATCATAAGCACGAATGGAAATCGGCAAGTTTCCCTCTTTTAGTTTTTTCAAATTCACATATCACAATATCAAATTCACTCCCAAAATCCTAGGCGAACGAACATGACGAACTTTCCAATCTCCGTGACGGACGTACAGAATCAACTCAACGCCACGTTTGATGGCGTAAGTGTCTACACGGTTTACGGACTCACAATTCAGCTTGCCTCGATGCAAGCTCAGGTTGACTATGCAAACGACTACATCACGGGGATGATTGGCACAACTTTGACGACCACAGACGCTCGATATGTGTACGCTCGGCAAGCAGCGATAGATCTTGCATGCATAAGAGCCTTGGTTATTGCAAGTGGTGGAAGCATAACAGGAGCCTATGACTACTTCCTTGGCGACTTGAGAGTTTCAAGGGCTGGGCCTTACGCAACCTCCATAAAAAACACGATAGCCGGCCTCCAAGCAGACTTGACAAAGCAACTCGTCAACTTCAGCACGCCTGCAATGGCCGCTGATGCTGCAGCTGCTCAGCAAGTACCAACATACAGGGGAGATTTGATAGGCCCATGAGCCAAAGCGGAGGCACAGCTTACTACAGTAACGCAGATGTCACAACAGGTTCAGTTGACCTTAACCCTGCAGATGAGCCCGGGCAAAACATCTACACCGGCAATTACATCGTTGTACGAGTCAACAAGGGCAGCAAACAGCTTGTAACCCCAGCGCAATACACGAATCTTGTGAATGCTGGGTACGAAGTGGACATCTGCAAGGATGAGTGATAAAATGCCAGACAACGTACAAACTGTGAGCAACACCCTGCAAACTCAATGGGCTTCATTTATCAGCACTCCCGGCTCAAGCGCGATTTTCTGGCCCACTGTAAAACCGGACGTGGCAAGGTTTGACGCTGTACCACAAAACTACGTTATCGCATGTTACAACCCTGCGAGCCCAGCGGCCGTGGACGACAACGCGCAAGGCGTATGGACCATAATTGAGGATATCATCGTTGACATCATCGTAAAAGTAGGCTCAGGCACGACTCAGAACGCAATTGACACGAGAGAAAACTTGAGACAAGCCTGTTACAGCATCATTCACCACAACGAAACTACGATGTCAGGAATTGCAGAGGCGCATATCAGCAGGGAAACTTACAAGGTTGAAAGCCCTGAGCACATGCGCTTAGCCATGCTTGTGAAGTGCAAGTATTTCCACATTAAAACCTAAACGGAGCTCGGAAAACTGTAGTTTTTCAAGACCCCCTTCGGAGTGAAGTTCAATGCTAAGTTGGGAAATCACGTTTCAAACTGCTGAGTTGCAGAATTTCCTGCAAAACCTGCCTGCGTCTCTGAAGATGGCTGTGCAGAATGCGGAGTTGACGGTTGCCCAACGAATCTTGTTGACGATGCAAACTTTGACCCCTGTGCGCACCGGATTCCTTCTATCAACAGAGGGCATACAGCCTCAGGGAGATTGGGCGTTCATTATCTACGCACGAGCCTACTATGCTCACTTTGTAGAGTTCGGCACAAGACGCATGGCCCCACGGCTCTTCATGACAAGAGCATTTGAGATGCACAGGGGCGACTTGCAGAATGAGATTTGGAGCAACATTGCAGCCATGATTCTGGGGTGACAAGCTTGGACAAGTGGTTTAAGCTGAACCTTGCCAAGAAGTTGATTAACCCCGCGGTGCGTGTGCTCAACCTTTTAATCCCTGCTCACGAACCGGTTTATCCGCAAACGAAGATTCTCGCAAGGGTTTACGCTGATCTGTTAAGCGTTTACAGGATTGAAGCCTACTGCGGACGGTTCGATGACATCCCAAGGGGCACACTTGAAACACTGAAAGACAAGAACTTCTTGCGGTTTCTGCAGCTTTCAAACAAAGTTCTCACTTATCTCGGCGACACGGATAGATACTATCGTGCGTGGCTTGGGCTCTTCTTTCTTCTCATTCGTGATTATGTGGAAACTTTACCGCTTGCCGAAGCAGGGAAGTCCGTGAGTCAGCAATGGGATTATCCGGTAGGCGATAAAATCTTTCAACAATTCGCAAGTGTTCTTGAGAAGGATGCAAGGGAAATCATTCTTGCGAACCAACTTTACAATCTTGTCCCATTAACCCTGAATCGAGGTGATGAAAACCATGAGCACTCCACTAATAGGTCGTAACGCCGTCATACAGGCAAGCGCAGGTACCGCCGTGACGATAGGCTTCGCGATAGGCTTCACAGACGAGGCAGATGCGGACTTAATCAAAGAGTTCGCGTTAGGCAGCGACCATGCGGCAATCTTGGCAGCTGGGAACAAGCACTTCAAGTTTAACATCGACAAGATGTTCATCGACAAAACTTATCAACAGTACGTGTACGGAGGCACAAACGTTGACATTATCATCGCTCCACAGGGCACGTCCACTGGCAATCAGAAATGGACTTACAAGAGTTGCGTACTCACACAATCTCAAATGAAGGTTGACCAGAAGGGCATCATAGCCGAAAAAGTAGTCGGCGAAGCGACCGACGTTCAAATAAGCACGTTCTAAACTTCCCAACTTTCTTTCAGTGGATATTTTCGTAATAATCAAACTTGAGGTGAAAACATGCCTGAAGAAATTGATTGGGGAAAAGCTACGGAGATGGAGAATGCGCTGAAGGCTGATGAGGAGGAAAAGCTGAAGCGTGTCCGCGTCTTCAACCCGAAAGAGCTTGTCAAGAGAGCGAAGGAAATCAGGGAACTTTACGATGACGACTTAGGCGTGATACGGTACAAGCTGCT